TCAGCTAACTTCTATAACCCTTCCGCAGATAACGTGGGCTACAACTTCAACGCTTCCAAGGCAGCAAGTTGTGTTATCTATGTAGACAAGATACAAGTCTTTAAAGGTATTATAAGGCTATTAGAGATAACGATTGATAGAGGTAGCATAGAATACGAATGTGTAGTTTTTGGTGAATTAGGAGGCTTTGTAACGGCTTTAAATAACTATAAGCTAGAAGAGCTAGACTTTTCAGCCTATGACCACGCTTGGACATATCCTAATATCTTAAACTCTTGGGAACAAGCCTCAGGTACTACCGCAAGTGGGATGGGTTATTACTATCCGTTAATTGATTACGGGCAAGTAAGTACAAATAAAAAGCATTGGAGCTTTAGAGCTTTCCGACCAGCCTTGTTTGTTCGTGAGTATATGGATAAAATTATTACGGGAGCTGGTTACACTTGGGAGAGTAGTTTCTTTGACTCAAACTTATTTAAACGCTTAGTAATTCCTAATAACCAAAAACAATTAAGTAACTACGTTAGTACTCAAATAGAAGCAAACCCTGAAGGAGAGAATGTATCAAGTACGGGAGCTTCCGTTACTACTGATTTAGAGTTCCCTAGTCCTAGTACATTTATTGGTTTTGAATTTGGGATAGGTGCGTTTAGAGATTTTTATTGGACTGGAGCTAACTTTACTCCAACTTTAACTTTTAGATTAATCGGTGAGCTTACTAACGAACAAGGCGGTACTTCCGGATTGCGAATGCATATTCTTAAAAACGGAACGATAGTTAATACTCAGATAGTAGCTACGGGAGACCCAGCAGGAGCTATAAACTTCGACACTACCTTAACTTATGCGATTAGCTTAAATACGAATGATTATTTTTCTATTCAGTTAGAATTATATAACATTACTGGCGGTGGTGCTGGATATACCTTAACGAGTGATTCATTTTTGACTTGTACTACTAACGTAGCCGTAGCCTCTCCTTTAGCTTATGGAGCTAATATATTTGTAAACTCTTCTATTCCTAGAGGTGTCTTTCAAAGAGACTTCGTGGCTTCAATAGTTAAGATGTTCAACCTTTATATTGAAGAAGATACTGATAGAGAGAAGCATTTAAAGATAACTCCGTTTATTGACTACTATACTACAACGGCTAACTTCCTACAAGTAAATGACCTTGAAGAAGAATTATTAGTTGACGATGTAGACTTGCTTTTATTAGACGATTACTCCGCTTCGCATTTAGATTGGAGTTATAAGATTGATAGAAATAAAGCGTTTAAGATTAAGCCGATGTCCGAGCTTAACGGTAGATTCTTTGAGTTTAAATACAAGCAAGACGCTGACGTTTACAACGAAGAGTACTTTAAAAAGTATGCTGAGGGATATGCTGACCATATTGAAGATACCGGATATGAGTTTGCCAATGATAAACAAACTACCGAATTAATCTTCGCTGGTACTCCTTTGTTAAGCTATGCAGGAGACGACAAGGTTTATCCAACTATCTTTAAAAGAAGTAACACTCAGAACACAAATAATGTTTCTGAAGACTTAATTGATAGTGTAATTAGGATAATGCAAGTAAGAAAAATTACGGGGGTTTCTTCTTGGGACTTAAAGAGTGATTCGGGTAACTTAGTTAATAACTTAACTTACTACGGTTACGGGGGACACTTAGATGACCCTGATGTGCCAACGGCTGATATTAACTTCGGAGTACCTAAGGAGATATTCTTTTCGTTAGCAGCTACTTACCCAAGTGCTAATCTTTATAACGCTTTTTGGAGTGACTACGTAGCTGAGATTACGGACAAGGATAGTAAGCTATTAACTTGTAATGTTTACTTAAAAACTACCGATATCTATGGTCTAGATTTCTCCAAATTGATATATATAGATGGAGCTTTATGGAGACTAAATAAAGTAATAGATTTTAACCCTACCTCACCTGACTCTACGAAATGTGAATTTTTAAAAGTAATTGAATTAACATACGAATAATGGCACAAGAAATTATCGGTTTTAAAATAGAGATAAACGGGCAAGAAAAAGTAGTAGGCTCTATTGGAGAAATGAAGAAGCTTCTCAAAGAAGCAAACTTCGAATTACTAGCGGCTCAAAAAAACTTTGGAGAGTATTCTCAAGAAGCAGTAAACGCTGCAAAAAAAGTAGCTAATCTTAAAGACTCTATTCAAGAAGCTGCTGAGACTTCTCAGTTATTTGACCCCGGTAAAAAATTCCAAGCCTTTGCTGGAGCTTTAAGTGCAGTAGCTGGAGGCTTTACTGCCGTTCAAGGTGCTTTAGGATTAGTAGGAGTAGAAAGTGAGAACGTACAAAAATCGCTACTTAAAGTTCAATCAGCGTTAGCTCTTTCTCAAGGTTTAAGTACAGTAGCCGATTCGGTTAAAGACTTTCAGAGATTAGCTGCGGTTATTCAAAACGTAGGTATATTCCAAAAAGCTTACAACGCTGCTACTATTGCTGCGGCGGCTATTCAAAGAGCTTTCGGAGTTGCAGTAACTACTACTTCGGTTGCGTTTAAGGCTTTACGTGCTGCCATTATTACTACTGGTATTGGTGCTTTAGTTGTCGGAGTAGGTTTGCTCATTAATAAAATAATGGAGTGGACAGAAAGTACTAAACAAGCGGAATTAGCTCAAAAGGCTTTAGCTACTCAGGTAGAGAATGAAAACGCTTTAATTGATGTTCAAATAGCAAAGCTTACTGCGTTAGGTGGTAAAGAAGACGAAATATATCAAAAAAGAGTAGAGAGAATACAAAACGAACTTAAACTTACAAATGAGAGATTAAAAAGAGGCGAAGAACTAACGGATGAAGAATTTAAGCAAAGATTAAGTTTAATTTCTCAATTACAAGTATTAGATATTCAAGAAGAAAATAGAAAGAAAAAAGTAGCAGAAGAAAACGCTAAAAAAGCTAAAGAAGAACAAGATAGAATAAATCAAGAAGCTATAAAAGCAAGAGAAGCTCAAATAGCTTTTGAAGAAGGATTAGAAGCAAGAAGAGTAGAAAGATTACAAGAACGATTAAGTAAGATTAATGCTATTTTAAAAACCTACGAAGAGCAAGAAGAAGAGAGAAGAAAGATAGCAGATGAAAAAGAAAAGGAAAGAATAGAAAAGGAAAAAGAATTACTTAATAATAGAGTTCAAAATAATATAACCGCTTTAAGACAAAGGGTAGACGCTACTAATCAAGCTAATCAAGAGCAAATAGAAAGCGATAGAGCAGCAGCCGAAACAAGAGCAGCTATTCAAGAAGGGTATGTAAATTTAGCTGGTGAATTAGGTAACTTTTTAAAGCAAATTGCTGGGAAAAATAAAACCTTACAAATCGCTGGTATCGTTGCAGAACAAGCGGCTTCCGTAGCTAGAATTATCTCAGGTATTTCGATAGCTAACGCTAAGGCAGTTGCGGCTTCTCCTTTAACCGCTGGTCAGCCTTTCGTAGGAATAAATACCGCTACTGGAGTTTTAAGCATTGCTTCTACAATCGCTGCCGCTGCTAAAGGAATTAGCCAAGTTAAAAGCTCGGATACTACTCAAAGTGTAGGAGGAACTGCGTTACCAGCCGCTACAAGAACTGCTCCTATTGCTCCCGTAGAGCCTTTGATAAATACTAGAACTCAGCTTGACGCTGGTACTATTCAGCAATTAGGTAGTGCTACCGGAAGAGCCTATGTCCTTGAAAGTGATGTTACTAACTCTCAGGAAAGAATTAGAAGAATTAACAGAGCTGCAAGATTATCATAAAAAGCTATTTAACATTATGGAAAAAGAATTACCGATATACCGATTAGATATAGTTGAAGACCTAGAGTCAAACGTAGAAGTAGACTTCGTAGCCTTAGTAGATAGACCGGCTATTGAAAAGTCATTCCTAGCTTTCCAAGATTCGTACTCCGATTATCCAGACTCCGTTAAAAACAATGCTCAGGCTGCTTTAGATTGGGCGGAAGAGAACGGATGGGGTGACTGCGGTACTCCCGTAGGTAAGCAAAGAGCTAATCAACTAGCAAAGGGGGAGCCTATCTCTTTCGAAACGATTAAGAGAATGTACTCGTTTTTAAGCAGACACGAAGCTAACGCTGAAAAATCAGAAGGGTACGGGGATGGCTGCGGAAAGTTAATGTATGACGCTTGGGGTGGTAAGACTGCTCTACGTTGGGCGGAAGCTAAGATTAAGTCTATCGAAAAACAAAACTTCGCTATCCAAGACGAAGAAGAAAGAATTGTAAGCGGTGCTTTGATGTTAGCCGATACCCCGATTTATAGAAACGATGGAAACGGAGAGTATTATGTGGTATTTACTAAAGATACTATCAAGAAAATTGCTCAAAAGTATTTTAAGAAAGGTTACCAAAATAATGTAAATTTGATGCACGATAGCGGTCAAATTATGGAAGGGGTAACGATGTTCGAGAGCTGGATAGTAGACGAGAAGCGAGGAATTAAACCGATGAAAGGTTTTGAAGACGTAAAAGATGGCTCTTGGTTTGGCTCTTTCAAAGTAGAGAATGAAGACGTATGGAATATGATTAAAGAGGGGAAAGTAAAAGGCTTTAGCGTAGAAGGTATCTTCAATTACATTAAAGACAAGTCTAAAGAAGAGCAAATGATGGAGAGTATTATACAAATCTTAGAGCAAGTAAAATAGGTTTTTTCATAGTTTGTTTGGTTTACGGGGGGTGTTTCTACACTCCCCTTTTTTTGTCTATATGGTCACTTGGGAAGTTTTGCACTATTTATGAGTAAATTTCTTATGACCGCACAAGAAGCATTATTAAAAATCAAGGCAATGTTTGCCGAAGCTGCTGCTACTCCAGTTGAAGTACCAGCGGTTGCTTCCTTTGCTGAGTACGTCTTAGCAAGTGGAGCAAAAGTTATGATTGATAAGCTCGAGTTAGGTGGTAAGGTTTCTTTAGTAGACGATTTAGGTAACGAGACTCCTGCTCCTGCTGGAGAGCATATCCTTGCCGATGGCACTAAAATCGTTCTTGACGAAGCCTCTACAATCCTAGAAATCGTAGCTCCCGAAGTAGAAGTAGAAATTGAAACTCCTGAGACTCCTTCTGAAATCGAATTAATGAAGAAGAAGGTAGCTGAAATGGAAGCTCAAATCGAAGACTTGAAGAAAGACAAGAAAGGTATGGAAGTTAAAATGAGTGAAAATGCCGACAAATTTTCAAAGGCTATCACCGAATTAACTGACGTAGTTATCGAACTTTCTAAAGCTCCTTCTGCTACTCCAACCTCTACTCCCAAAGAAGCATTTAACAAGCATATCGAAAGCAAGAACGATAAGGTGTCTCGCTTTTTGAATATGTACGCAAAAAAGTAACCCATTTTAAAAACAATAAAAATTAATAACAATGGCTTTTGATGTATCAGCATTAGCAAATTATACCAAAGAGAACCAAGCTCTATTGGTAACTTCTTCCGTATTAGGAAGCAAAACCGCTTCTTTGATTAAGAGTCAAGGAAACGTAATGGTAGGTGTTAAATCTGCCGAAACTATCAACATTATGGATACTGACGCTATCTTCCAAAGCGGTAGCTCTTGCGGTTTCAACGCAAGTGGTTCTACTACTTTCACTCAGCGTACTGTAACTGTTGGTAAGATTAAAGTAAACGAGTCTCTTTGTCCTAAAGACTTAGAAGCTAAGTATTTGCAGAAAGCTCTCCCTGAGGGAAGCCGTTACGATTCTATCGCTTTCGCTGCTGACTATACTGACAAGAAAGCTGCTCGTATCGCTTCTCAGCTTGAGACTGCTATTTGGCAAGGTGCTACTGGAAGTGCTAACGTAAACCTTAACAAATTCCAAGGTTTGGTTACTCTTATCGGTACTTCTGCCGTAGAAGCTAACAACGCTACTTATTACGGTGGTACTGCAACTGCTATCACTACTGCTAACGTAGTAGCTATCTTCGATGCTCTTTACAAGGCTATCCCTGCTCAGGTTGTAGACAAAGACGATATGACTATTTGGTGTGGTCAGGATGTATTCCGTACTTACACTATCGCTTTGAAGAACGCTAATATGTTCAACTACTCTTTCGATGGTAAGGCTGATAGCGAGTTCTATTTGCCCGGTACTCCAGTTAAAGTGGTAGCTACTCCCGGTCTGAACGGTGTAAATAAGATTTATGCAATCCGTTTGAGCAATATGTTCTTAGGCACCGACCTTCTTAACGAAGAAGAGAGATTTGAACTGTTTTGGGCACGTGAGGCAGACCAAGTACGTTTCGTATCTGAGTTCAAGATAGGTGTTAACGTAGCCTTCTTGGATGAGATTGCTTCTTTCATTATCTAATCTAAAGTGGGTAGCTCTTCGGAGCTACTCACCTTTTTAACTCTTTAAATTATTAACAATGGCTTGTGCTTTAACACAAGGATACACACTAGATTGCAAGGATAGCTTAGGCGGTATCAAAGCTCTTTGGTTAATCTCTCACGCTAACGTGAGTTCGGTTACTGAGGCTTCAGGTATCGTTTCTGCTATTACTAAGGCAGCTGGTAAGGTA